ACAAGCCATTTGCCATTGTATCTGTGGAATGTATTTACTAGGAACTGATTTACTCATAAGTGTATTAGTGTGGGTAGTTTCTATAGGGCATTTAATTTCAATCAACCCTGCATACTTGCCTTTTATTTCTGATTCAACTGCACCATCTGGACTAGCACCACTATTTTTAATAATAGGATGGTCAAAGAATCCGACCTCTATTACAGAAACATCTCTATTTAGCATATAAAGAGCCCTAGCAGCACCTTCTCTTTCAATCCCATCTAACATAGCTTGATTAACAAAGCTATCACCTTTCTTGCCTGTAATGCGTTCTGATACTAATTGAACAAGGTAATTTTGACGAGATGTAGACACACCTGATTTAGTCTTGGCAATAACATCCGATATTCTGGATGCTGTTACCTTTCCTAGTCTAGTTTGAAACCACTCTTCTGTGCGTTGTTCCATTAAATAAAGTCCTCTGCTTTGGTATCTTTAACATGAATAACAGCACCAGCACTTGCGTCTACAATATCAGACTCTACTATTTCCATAACATTTGTCCAAAGATAACGTCTTAAATAAGTCTGAACTGCTCCTAAATTTTGCACGTCATGACAACCTTTTAAAGCTGCTGTAGACATAGGGCATTTAAACTCAATAATTTCTTCTGGTTTATCAATATTAATTACAGTTAAAATTGCAATATCAGTATAAAAGGTAACACAACCCAATAAACCAACTTGCTGGAATATATCTTGAATAGCAGGTAAAAAGTCACCTAACTCAAAATATTTGTATCCTGCAAATTTATTATGACCAGATTTTTTAAGTTCTGTATTTTGTAATTTAACTCGTGCATCAATTAGCTTTTTATAAACATTCATCTTTTGATTCTCCTGTTGTTGGTGTTGTTCCATCATTACTTGGTCGTAGTGTTGTTGCTGTGACATTTGCTCTCTCCCATTTGTCGTTATCTAATTTTAATTCTTCGTTTAATTCTTTTAGAATCTTTGCTATGTGTTCTAAACCATTCGCCATATTATATACCCCCAAAATATAAAAAGAAAGAACCATAAGTATTTAGTCATCATGTTTCTCCTGTTGGTCTAGTTTATATTGAGCTTCTTTTTCTTGTTCGTCAAGTCTTTCCATATCATCTAAATAAGCATCTGGGTCTAAATGTCTTTCCATTATATTGCTCCTTCTATTTTACCAATGATATAAAGGCATAATGCTACCCAACACCAAAACGCTACTGCTGTCACAATCATAGTCTTAATACTCATCTTTTCTCTCCTAAAAGTTAAATACTACAATGCCTATCTTAATGATATAAAATACCCTGTCAAGCACTTTCTAGTAAAAAACTAGTAAATAAATAGTTTACATCTAAATTTTATTGTGTTAGTCTGTTTTGGCAATATTAACCAAAAGGAGAGCAATATGAACGCAAGAGAAGTTATAATACAAATTGATGCAATTTTAAGAGTTGCTAGAGAGCCTATTGATGGTGGCTGGGAAATATCAAATAGAGATATGATATTAATTCAAAATGCTATTAGAAGCGTATTAAATCAAGGGGAAAATCTTGTATAAAATAAAGAACTGGGAGAAGTTTAATCTTTATAACCCAAAGAACCCACGATATCAAAAAAAGATGACATGGTTTAAATTCTTTGGTACAGATTATATAAATAACATAGATATTCATAAGTTATCTTTTGAACAAAAAGCTGTTTTAGTAGAACTTTGGTGTTTGGGTTCAGAAAGTGACGGAGTACTACCAGAAATATTTGAGATAGCTTTTAGACTTCACTATCCTATTGATTTTGTTGAGAAAATAGTTAAGGAATTATTTACTAGAGGATTACTAGTAGAAAACTACGAGCCTGTTAGGATAGAGAAGAGAAGAGAAGAGAAGATAAGAGAAGATATATATGTCGTTAAAACGACCAATAGGTTTGAAGAGTTTTGGGAAAGCTATCCTAATGTTCGTAAGGTCAATAAGAAAACTTGTATGGAAAGGTGGGCTAATAAAAACATTGACTCAATAGCAGATGAAGTGATAGGGTATGTAAAACTTATGAAAAATACTCAATCATGGAAGGAAGGATTTTCACCAGCTCCATTAACTCTTCTTAATCAGGAGAGATGGAATGATGGCGAAGCTCCTAAACTACGTAACGCATGGGATAATGCTAAATGAAATTAGACGAAGTTATTGATAAACTGACCGTAAGCAAAAAAGCAATTACAGAATTTTATAATGCTGGATATGGTTCAAGTGAGTTTAAGGTAAAAGACACTTCGCTATTTACAGAAGATGTCATTAACTACTTTTCACAAGAACTTCATTCTGGATATTCTTTAGGATGGGTTAAGACAGAGGATGACTTTAGAGTCAGACCATCTGAAGTTTCAGTAGTAACCGGAATATCATCTCATGGCAAATCGCTATGGCTATCTCAAGTCATATTATCTTTAATGGGACAAGGTGCAAAATGCCTTGTAGCATCTTTAGAAATGCGACCTGTGCTAACTTTATCTCGTATGATACAGCAAACTTTAAAATCTACAGACCCAACAGATGAGTACATTAAAAAGTTTTGTGAAAGAGCTTCAGACAAATTGTATATATACGACCAAACAGGCTCAACAACTTCTGACGATATGATAGCTACTATGCATTACGGCAAACATATTTTGGGTATAGATGTTTTCTGTATAGACAGTTTAATGAAGCTATCGGACGTATCAGAGACGGAATATGAGCAACAAAAAAACTTCCTTGACAGATGTGCTACAACATGCAGAGACCTTAATGTCCATTTATTTTTAGTCTGTCATACAAGAAAAATGTTGAATGACGAAACTATCCCAGATGCTACAAATATATTGGGTTCTAGCCATATCCGGAACTTAACAGATAATATTTTGTGCGTGTACAGAGTTAAATCCAAAGAACGTGAAATTATGGATGGAGATAAAACAGAAGAAGAACTTAAAGGTGTTCCTGATTGTGTAGTATACTTACAAAAGCAACGTAACTATCCTGTAGAAGGCAGTTGGGGATTTTATTTTGATAAAAAAGGTTTACGATACAAGGAGTCACCATGACTATAAATGAATTTATTAAGCGTTGTAAAAAGTTATTCGGAGATGACATTCAATACAAAGCAACTTCTAAAGACGGACAAGTATTTAAAACGAAAGGGTGGAGAGATGTTAAAGTGGTCGCTAACGAAAGACAACTTGCCAATGCTAATGGAGAAGTTAAAAGCACTTGATTTTACTCATAGATGGAGAGTAACAGTTACAGATGCTAAACTTAATCGTAGTGTAGAACAAAACGAAAGATTATGGGAGTTATATACAAGTTTAGGAAACCATTTAGGCATTGAAAAAGATAAGATACATGAACTCATGGGGTATAAGTTTTTAAGATACCAAACAGAAATTGCTGGTAACGCAATAGAACTTATTAAATCAACAACAAAATTAACCACAAGTGAGATGGCAGAATATCAGCAACAAATAGAAGTATTTGGTCAAACAGTTGGTTGGGGATGGGATTATTAGTGAACTACAGAAATCCTAAATTACTTAAATTAGCAGATGGTGCACCATGTATGATGTGTTCTATGCAAGATGGAACTGTGGTATCTGCTCATTCTAACCAATTGCGTGATGGTAAAGGAACAGGAATTAAGGGACATGATTACCGTATAGCTTTCCTATGCCATCAATGCCACCACATGATAGATAATGACAAATCATTAGATAAACATGATAGAATAGCAGCATGGGAAGAAGCACACCGTAAAACTATAGGTTGGTTATTTACTAACAATCATTTAGGAGTAAAATAAATGGGTAAAGGTTCTGGAAGAAGACCATTATTAATTTCTGAACAAGAAGCACAAGATAATTGGGATAAGATATTTAAAAAGAAAAAGAATAGTGATGATGTATCACCACACGCTTATGAATACGAACTTAATAAGTCTACTGGTGAAGTGCAAAAAAGATTTACAGACGGAATATCTAAACCTAACGAAAGTCAATTTAATGGCAATTAGCCCAACGCAGTTAAGTCTTAAAAAATTACGAGAAGAAGGATATACCGTAGCAGTAGTAGAACACTGGAACGCATTTGCTAGAATAAGACAAGACCTATTTGGTTTCATTGACCTATTAGCTCTTAAAGGTAAAGAAGTTCTTGCTGTACAAACAACAACCACTACTAACATGAATGCTAGGATTAAAAAAATAGCAGACCATGAAAATGTAGGTGTAGTTCGTGATGCAGGTTGGACTATCCATGTGCATGGTTGGAGTCAGAACGATAAGAAAAAGTGGCAATGTAAAGTAAAAGATGTTTCCTAGTAGAGAGCAAATAAACCATGAACGAAAACAATTTCTAAAGAAACAAATAATGGAATTGATTGGTGATGATATGAAAACTTCAGTGCAATTAGCTAAACTGATTGGAGTTGAAAGGTATCATCTTAAATACGCACTTATGGATTTAGAGGCAGAAGGATTATTGCACCATGAGCCTAGAGGTAGTAAGTTATATCTATACTACAAACCTAAACGACATCCATTAGATGAAATCTTTAATCACAATTTAAACATCCCACAAGAGTTAATCAAAGAAAGCCATGTATATACCGAAAAAGATACCAAACATAATCTACGACACAATGTAACATTAGATTCATTTGGTAGTAGTGGCATAGATAGCGAAGGGTTAGGTATAGGAACATGACACAAGAAGATATTATTGCTATATACAAAAAAGTATTTCCAACAGG